CTGGCGTCAAATTTTCCTCCTGCCATAATCAGTTTTCTCCTTTCTTATCTGGCGGAAGCAATGGCTTGTTATGCCAGGCTTCAATTATTTCCTTTATGGCGCTGATAGTAAATTCGCCTTTAAGCCCGAATGTCGCGCCGTCAAATGTGCTCTGCGTAACGCCGAATACGGCAAGGCAATCAGCCCTTAAACATTCTAAAGAAAAAAGAGGCTCCTGCGTGTCCGAAGCTTTCGGGGCAGAAGAGCTTTTTTCCTGAACGGCTGAAGCTTCAGCTTTAAGCTTTTCGTTTTTATCCATAGATTATTTCTCCGTTTCATTTATATTTAATACTGCATTGCCTAAAGCGCTTGCGGTATCTAAAGCAGTATTGCTTGTTTTTTGGTAAGGCCTCGGGCTTTTCCATATAATGGTCAGCTGTGCGGCATTATCAAGACTTTTAAGGCTCGGGTCTGATATACGGAACCCTCGCCCGGTCAGCTTGCCCTTATCGTCAATTAAAGGAATGACATTTTTTCTGTCCTGCAATGCCGTAAGGACCTTGAGCGCTATGCCATAAGCTTCTTCGGTGCTTTTGTGAAAGAATTTGACATACCAGCTGTATTCAAGTGAGTAGGAGAGAAGAGTGTTGCCCGCCGAAATTATTTCAGGAGGAGGGAAATATACGGCAGGCACAAGAAAATCCTGCGGCACGCTATGATAATAAGGCGCGGGAGAATCTGAGCTGCCCAATATAAACTTTATGGCGCTCGCAATTTCCTGTTCAAGCATATCAGCTTCCTCCTTTCAAATAAATTCACTAAAATACCGGTCAAGCCATTCTTGAAGTTTTACTTCAAGAATATCCGGAAACATTTTTTCAAATATCCGTACCGCGCTGTCGAAATAGTGCGAGCCTTCCACCCATTTTTGCTTTAGCACCATTCCAGTTTTTGCAGACGGGTCATAAATAAATCGGTCTCCTTCCCATGAACCCGGGACATAACGAACGTCAACGCCTTTAGGATTTGTCCAATGGCCGTCATTTGTGTATGACGCATAATTGACGCTGCTGCCAACTTCAAGAGAAAGCCCGCCGTCTTTTATTTCCCAGACATTGCCGTCGCCGCCTTCGTGAAAACTTGCGAGCAAAAGCCTCGTATCCATTACCTTACGCCTGATTATTTCATCCTCGACCACCCTTAAAAATTCAGCGCCGAGCCCCTGCATAAAAAGCTCGAGCTCTTTCCTAAAATCACCGCTTGCCGCCTGTTTCAGTTTTGTTACAAACGACTTAAAATTCCCAAGGTCAAATTCTACCGGCGCAGACATTATAAAGGCTCCTGGGAAGATTTACGGCTAAGCATTACAAATAAATGGTGATTCTGCACCTGAACGGGAATGTCAGCGGTGTATTCATAACCTGTCGCTTTATCTATAATTTTGTCATTCAGTCTTATGTCGGTTCCAAAAGGAACAGTGAGCTTGATTTTTGCCTGATATTCAGCGCGCGGCTTAGTCTGGACTACTATGCGGTTTCCGCTTTTTACCCCAAATTTACATTTTAAGTCTGTACTATCAGGCATATCGGAATAGGAAAAAGCAGGAGAGGAAGGAAGCCCGTACCCGGGAGATTTATCTTCCCTTATGATGTGATACACGTCGCATTTATGGATAAGCATAGACTCAAAAGACATGCCGACCCCTCCTTTCTTAAAGCTTTCTCATTTTCATGGTCATCGCATTTTTACTTTTACCCTGCTCAGGCTTTACGTAGTCATCTAAAAGTGGCTCGAGATTAAGGTTTTCAATAATATTTACCGTGTCCGCAGCAGTATAAGAGTAATCATCAAATGACTCGCTTTTATACATTCCTGATTTAACGCCGAAGTCAGTCGCATAGGCGGCATAGGCTTCGGCGAGAAGAATGACGGCTGTCTTAACAGACTCAGGAATATCTGAATCCTCAAACCTATTATGCGTGTACCGTATTACGTACTGCTCGGCCCTTGATATATCAACAGCAAGTTTCAAGTCGGACCTGTCTTTGACACTTTGTCTTTCCGTATAGCTTTTTACTTCTTCAGGAATTACCCAGGGCCTAACAGCCATATAATCGCCTCCTTTGCTTAGTTTTCGTCATTAAACAAGCCGTCATCACTTTCAGCAAGCGCCTTCTGAACTGCCGCCAGCTTATCAGCTTTTTTGCTAATTCCAGAAATGTCAATGCCATTTTCGGCGGCGTAAACATCAAGCTCTTTTTCTGTCATTTTTTCCAAAGGCTTATCATCGGTCTTTTGAGCGCTGTCTTCACCAGAATTGTCTTCTCCGACAAAAGAAAAATACCCGCTCGAGACCAGCGAATCGGATATTTCTTTTTTATCTGTTTCTATAAAAGGACAGTCCAGCGTGGCGCTTATGCCGTAGCCGGTATAAGAACGGCCCTTAATAAGTTTCAGCTTATACATGCCAGCCTCCTTTACTGAATGTTCGTGATAACCGCGGTGGCGTCAAGCTCTTCCACAACGGCGTCAAAATCAAGGTGAACTACGTAGAAACGCTTATCCGCCATTATTGCCTCCTTGCCTTCTACGGTCTTGCGAATCTTAACGTCGTAAGTATTTACTACGATAAGGTTCTGTGGGTCCGCCAGAAGAATTACGTTGTCGGGCATTCTCGGAACCTGTACGCTCGGAATGGACGCCGGGCTCTGATAGAGACTGTCAGGGAAATTGGCTCCGGCCTTAAGCCCCTGATTTAACAGGAAGAGTTCCCACTGCTGGGCACGATGAGGGCTCATAAGCCAGCGGAGGCGGCCGTTATTGTATTTGTTAGGCATTGCCTTAAGGGCTCCGTAAAACATGTCAAGGCTCATTCCGGAAAGGCTGGTCGCGTCAAAAACATGCCCGCCGTTTTTAATCTGCTTAATCCAGCCGTCATTGATATAGAGGAAGTCATGGTCGGTATCGCTTGTTGATACAGCTGTATCGCCGTTTAAATAAAGGTCCTCCAAATCTACGCCGAGCTGGGTAGTCATAAGGTCGGTAATGGTAGCCTCTAAGCCTTCGCCTTCGATGTTTTCACGCAAGGTCTCCTCAGTAAGCTCCCAAGGAAGGCGTACTGCGGTAGTAGAGTAATTAACCTGAGAGAAGTTAGGCTTAGCACGGTAGCCTGTAACCTGGCCAGTAGAAGCGTCAAGAGCAGGTGCAGTTCCGTTGCCGTTTGAATCAACATTTTCGGTCTTCTTACGGATAATGCGGGAAGCAATGCCGATTTTGTCGATTTCGCCTGTTTTGGAACGGCGCATTTCATGACGCACGAGAGCACCGAGCGGGGTAGCCTCAAAAGTCTGCTTAATGAAGGTACGGGCCTGCTCTGCATTAAGCAGCCCGTTGGCCGCGTCTGTGGTCGTAATACCCGCAGCCTTGATAATCTGTTCGTTAGTTGTCATCTGCTGAATCCTCCTTAATTAAAGAATGCCGGCAAGATAATGCCGATTTTCAGTTTTTTCTATAGGCTTTTCATTATTGAGATTGCTTGACAGTCCTCTTGCCTTCAGCACCGGCTCAACGGCCTTCTGTACGGCCTCGGTCACCATGGCCTGAACGGAGTCAGCCGTTACGGCCTCATCCTTAGGGGCAAGGGCTTTTTCTACGGCCTCATTCACCATAGACTGCACTGCTTCTGCAGTGAGCGCCTGAGCGGCAGCCGGGACTTCCTGGTTCGGCTTACCGCTTGCAGCTTCAAGAGCTTTCTTAACGGAAGCGTCAACTACTGCCTGAACTTCTTCTTTAGTCACTTCTAAATCCTCCTTTTCTTCCTCGGAAAACTCCTCAAGCAGGCTTCCGAGATTATTGTAAATAGATTGCAGGGTATCGCGGTTTTTACCACTTATTTTCTTGCCTGATTTCATAACCGGAACATCTTTTGAAAGCTCGGTTACTACATTAGGTTTAGCAAGAATGCCGATAATAATTTCAGAGAATTCCGTAAGCGCTTCGCGAATGACTGCATCGTCATCTTCAAACTCTCTAAAATCTCCACACCAATTTGGCTTAGACAGCGTGTCCTGGAGAGAATAAAAAGCATTCCAGAAATTATCGCGCTTTGCTTTTGTCTCGTAGCGTTCTTTAACTTCGCCCTTTTCAACGGAATCAATCCCGAGCAAGCCGGATAATTTCTTTAGAATTCCGCGTTTTTCAACGGCTGAGGTTAAATCGGTTTCTACGTCGCTGTATTTTCCTATTCCACCCATAGAAAATCCTGTCACCTCCCCTTTCTCAATTTTTCCCCATATATCGGGGTTTTTAACTTCAGCGGTCATAATCCATGTGCCTTTGACAATGGCTTCGCCTTCAATTTCCATGCTGCTCGGAGCTATGTAGGTCTCAACAACCGTTACTCCGTCAACGGGTTCGAAACTGTGCTGCAGGTCTACGCTGTCGCCGTTTTTAGCAAACCAGTATGCAGCCTTGCGGATTTCTTCCTCAGTCATAAAATTACCGTGGGCGTCCTCTACAAGCGGCTCGTAAACAATGCCGGTCACATAGTGCGTTTCGGAATCGGCTTTAAGAATTTTTCCCGTAGTGCAGAATTTCGCGTTTCCGTCATCAGCTTTCGTAATTAAAAAGCTGCGCCTGTTCGCCGCTTTATCGACGAAGCTTACAAACTGGATTTTCGCGTCGCTGATTTCTATAGCTTTTTCAACTTTGATATGACTTCCTCCTTTCAAATATTTAAGCCCTCCTGTAATAGGAAGGCCTATTTGGGTTATATCTATATAGTTATGGCCTCCTTAAGCAAGCCCCAGGCCTCCCACATCGCGTTTTAGGCTTTATGCCCTTAGTTTTATACTCTAAGAGACTAAAATGTTATATATGGAGGCCTGGGAAGAACAGAATAAGGAGTTTGCCTTACGGCCTTAATTACGATTAAGCCTATTCAATACCGGCTCTTGCTTTATTTTTTGCGTCAAGTTCTTCTTCCCACGCTTCGTCGTCTGCCTTAATGGCTTCTTCCTGCAAGCGCTTTCGTTCTTCAAGGGAGAGTCCCAGAATATCCTCATTAGCAATTCCCCTGTGAATGCAATGGCAGTTGACACTTTCGCCAGGAGGGAGAACCGGGTCTCTTGGGTACATAGGGTAGTAGGTCGTGCCGTCTGCCCCCTCTAAGGTAAAAGGTTCGTCCTTAGAAACAATTGTGCCGTTCATCGCGACATGGTTTTCCCTCGGGCTGTTCCTGTAACCTCCCGTGTGTACCCATTCCTTGCTTTCAACCGCAGGGTTCTGGGTAAGCGCTTCCTGCTGGGCGACTGAATGGGCGCGGAGCGTTTCGGTAAGGGCTACGGCCCTTGCCCTGTACCTCTCGGAGCGTATATCTTTATCGCTGAGCAGACGCACAAAATCAGCAATGCCCTTGCCTTCTTTCAGGGTATCAGTAAGCAGGGTCTCAACTTCTTTATGGGAGTCAAGCTTCATAAGTTGACCGAGTTTTTCGCTCCAGCTTTCAGCCCAAGCCAGCGTGCGTGCTGTTATGGTCTTAACCGTGAGCTTAGGGTCAACCTGCTTAATGTAGCCGGCAGCAAGCCCGGGGATATTTTCCTTAAAATCTTTAACGAAAAGCTCTGAGAGCCGGCTGTCAGTAGTGTCTTCATCGATTAGGCTCGGAAATTCTTTTGCGAAAGATTTAAGGTCAACTGCGTTTTTAGCTTTGCTCTTAAAATATTTTGTTTCTTTTTCTAATTCGGAAGTAAGTCTGTCTTCAAGAGAGCTTATCTTTTTTACTGTCGCTTTCGGCTTAATAAAGCCGGCGTCATCTAACGCGCTGCTTAAATTATCATCAGCTTTGGCGATATAAGCGTCTATGGCTTTTATTAAAGCTTTGCATTTACACACAGGGCAGCCCTCCTTTTTGGCAAAATAAAACGCCCTGCCGAAACGGCAAGACGTAAAAATAAATACGGGATTTTACTAATTTTGTGAATGGACTTTCCCGTTAAAAACTATTATACTGATTATACGATAAATATAGCGGCGTACTGGAATACGCCGCTAAGTACAGCACTTGCAGGAAGGGGGTGCGTCACATGCCTGCAACAACAGAATTGTCAAACGCGCTGCTTGCGTTTGACGATATGCTCGGCGAAATAAGCCGAGCCTGTGAATATCTCAGCACTAATACCGAAAGGAAAGAACCTGAGATATTCGTAGAACCGGAAGACTAAAGTCTTCTGTATCTAAAAGCCTTGCGTCTGCCGTAAGGCTTTTATTCAAAATTATAAGATTGAAATATACTTTTTTACGGATGATAAATATCAGCAGGCCTTAAAATATCACATATTTGCTCAGCCAAAAGCGTGTCCGGAAGAGGATTATTATTATCATCAAAACCCAGCATGGCATCCCATAAAGGAGAGTCGCCTTCAGGAAACAAAAGGTCTTCTAATTCATTTGCCGGTAAGGCTAAAATCGAAGGCTTATCTAAATCATAAAGCCGCTCAAGCAATTCAAAGTGACTGTCTTTCAGTTTTTCCATATTTTCATGAATCATCATTGGCTTTTCCCCTTTTTATAAATTGCAGTAACTACTGTGCCTGTTTTATTGTCAACATACACATGGGTGCCTTTGTTTATGTATGCAACTTTCCCGTCTTTAGCAGGAACGCTTTTATTTTTAAGCGCTGATGTAATACTTTTAGGCCAAATATCTCTTTGGATTACACGGTCAAAAGCATGTTCGCTACAGCTTTTAATTTTTATGCCGTCACCTGTTTTCATCCCAGCAACAGCCTTTGCATAATCCTTTTTAGCATAGCCGCTGGAACTTTTTTCTTCAGAGCTTGAAGAGCCGCTATCGCCTGAGCTTCCGCTCGTGCTTGCAAACTTGCCGTCTTCGTCTCTCGGCTGGTCTTCGCTTTTTATAATACCGTCTTTACTGATAAAAGTAAACCTGTTTTCCCTGTCATCCTCAATATTCGTAAGTAACTTACGGATTTCTTTCAGTACGACGGTGATTTCCCCGTCGCCCTGTTCGGCCGATTTCTCTATCTGCTGGCTGAGCTGCAAGTCGAGCCCTGGAATTCCCTGCTGCTGAGGCTGCTGCGCTTTGGAATAGGCGAGAGGGGTATCGCCCCAGTCACCCTCAAAATTTTCAGACGTTTCGCCGAAAACTTTATAGGTAAGCTCCTTAGCCTTATTCGGCGTCAGGCCACCTGCGCGTTCCGTAATGTTCAATACTTTCGTAAGGTCGTCAATATTGGAAATGTCAGGAACGAGGAAATACGCTTCCACATATTTGAAATGATACCCCGCGAGCAGTTTATTATTTATAACCCACGCGAGACTCTGCCTTTCGGGCTGGAATACCTGTTTTTCGGTAACTTCCTGAGCCGACTGTGCCGTAGCCCGGTTAAAGTCCGTAGTATAGCCGACATATAAATCAGGAAGCTGGAACGCCGACTGCACCTTGCGGCGGTTGTTGTCCAGGTAGTCCTGGAAAAGCTCGTCCTTCTGCAGTATGTCGGCCATTTTCACGATTTCAATATTAGGCTTCTGTTCGCCTTCCATGTCGGTCCTGTTATCAAGGTTTTCGGCCTCAAGTACTATAAAAGCATGCTGGCCGTTTTCGCCTTTAATGCCATCCATATAAGCCTGCAGCTTGTCAAAGCTGTCATCCGTAAGGGTTCCTCCGTTTATCATAATCATAAGCGGCGTGTGCCTGCCCTCTGAAAAATATCTGTTATTCAGGGCCTCGGCTTTCCTGCTTCCGTCAACGTTAAGCACCGTGCCTATCCAGCGCACCTCGCCATAAGGCTCTACGCCTATCGCAAATTCCAGAAGCTCGTTTGCCTGGTAATCAATAGGTATGCCCTCGCCATACTCTCCCGTGCGGCTGTCCATGATACGGGGGTCGCCGATTTCCTTAAAATATACCGTCTTCCCGTTCAGCTGCTGCCGGTATTTGCGAAATTTCTTCTGTCTTTTAACTGCGCGCCCGTTTATTTCCTGCTCAATATCGATATAAGGAAGGAGCTGGACAGTCTTCTGGACGGAAGGGATATTGTTTATGAACTCGATGGCCGTAACCTCGCCGGCCATATTGCGTATCACTTCAAGATACGCTATGCCATAGGTCTCCCTTGCCTCTATAATATCTTCAAAGACTTCTTTAGCGTCCTGGTCTATGTTCATAGTCTCAAGCACCTCTGAAATTTTATCCCACTCGGCTTTCATTTCGGGAGTCTCTTCATCATAGTCGTTTTTATACCTTACGCCTATGCCGAAGCCTGCTATATTATTCTTATATGCCTTTATGCACTGGGGCAGGATAGAAGAATGGTTTACGAGCCTCTTATAGCCCCTAAGGTCAGCCGGCGGTGCTATAAAGTCCGCAAGCCCACCGCCCATAAACGGCTGGAGCTCCGTGCTCGTAACCGCTTTTTCCACGGGAGCGGCGGCCTTAATTATTTTCGCGCTTATGCCTCTCAACTTTAAAACCTCCTTTGACTAAACTTAAGGGCTATGCTAAACTTTATTAAAAAAAAAATGTAGCCGCAAGGAGCCAATGCAATGAACTCTCTATCAGCCCGCAAAAAACAGATAATAGAATTCGGGAACAGCCCCGAATTTAAGGACCTTAACGAATATTACTCAAGGCCTTCCATATTCAGCGCGCTCGGCGTGTCGCGCCACGAAAATACACACAGTAATTTCTTAGCCTGGCTGCTTACACCCGAGCCTGAAAGAAACGGCCACGGGCTCGGCGAAATGCCGCTCCGCAAATTCCTGGAAACCCTCGTGCTCGCCTGTACGCTGCCGCATTCTGCCGGCAAGCTTCCGCCCGATTTGTCAGACGCCATAACGACAGGAGCGTATGGGCTGTCAGGCATTACCGTGGAAAGGGAAAAGCATATAGGCGTAGGGCGCTTAGATATTTACCTTAAAGGTACTATCCTGTTTGATAATGAGGAACATCCTTTGACGCTGGTTATTGAAAACAAGGTAAAGTCATCGGAACACGACGCCCAGACGGAACGCTATATGGAAGCCCTGAGGCCTTCCATATCAGACCGGGAAATTTTTATAGGCGTTTTCCTTACCCCTCTGGCAAACTTCGAATATGAGGACCTGGACGCTCCTGAATGCAGCGCCAAGGAATTCATAGAGCTGAATTACCAGTACCTAACCGACCATGTAATAGAGCCGTGCCTAAACATGACGCCGGAGGGAAGCGTCAAGAACTACCTTAGCGAGTACCTGCTCGCGCTCAGCCTTCCGGAAACAAGACAGGACAAGGGAGAAATTATCATGTCATTAAGCAAAGAGGAAAAAGAGCTGCTTACTAAATTCTGGGACCGCCACAAGGATTTGCTTACGGCGGTCATGCTTTCTATTGGCGATTTCGTGCCTTTAGAGGACGGTGAAGCCGAAATAGTCAAAAAAGCCTCCTCGGCAATAAAAAACGCCGTACAGCGTGATTTAAGCCGTTTCTCGTGGGCATTTTCCGGTGCGGGGGGGGGTAGAACTGCCTAAGGCAAGGCTCGTGCTTGAAATAGTAAAACACTATGCCGACCTAAATGCGCCGCTCACGCTCGCGGAACTGAAAGAGGTCTTTCCCGACGGACTGCTAAAGCCGTTCGGGGTAGTGGCTTCACTTGAAGCTGCCAGCCCCTCAAACTTCAGCGGGCATAAGAGATATTATATTGACGAGCCTGTAATGCTATCAGACGGCCCCGCTGCCGTATGCACGCAATGGAGGGCGAACAGCATTAAAAATTTTATCGCCTGCGCCGAAGATTTAGGCTATAAAATAAGCTCGACGGGAGACGGTTGTTAGAGGAACCGTTTTCAGTCGAACCTATCTGTCTCTTATCCTTACCGGCAAACATAACAGGAGGACGCAGTCGGCTTCGTCCGGAGAAGGAAGCCCGCGCTTTTTCATGTCGTCTTTGCTCTCGGCGCGTATTTTGCTCTGCTCGGTAATGCTGTATTTACGGCTTGCCAACTGGGCGGCCAGGTTGTCGTCGTCAGGGAGT